TAGTAAGAGATAAACCATTAGATGCCGAATTAAAATTTTCTATACAAAGTAATGATGAAGCTATTACTACTAATGGAAGAATGGCTATTACATTTCTTGATGATTCTATTGTAAAGCTTACTGAACATTCACAATTACTTATTGATGAATATATTTATGACCCTGACCCATCTAAAGCAAAAATGGCTCTTACTTTTGGTCTTGGTACAGCAAGGTTTATTACAGGCAATCTTAATAAAATAGATAAACAAAATATATCTCTTAAAACACCTACAGCTAATATAGCGATTAGAGGGACTGATTTTACGGCTACAGTTGATGAACTAGGTCGTAGTCTTATAATACTACTACCAGACTCTCTAGGGCTTTCTAGTGGCGAAATAGAAGTAGTTACTGCTATGGGAACAGTTTTATTAAGTAAGCCCTATGAAGCGACTACAGTAAGTGTATTTGAATCAGCACCAAGCAAACCAGTTATCTTAGATTTAACGCTAGATGTAATAGATAATATGTTGATTGTTACGCCACCTAAAGAAGAAGTAGTTATAGAAGAAGAAGCTACAAGCACACAAACAGATAGCGTACTTGATTTTAATGACTTGGATGTAGACTATCTTGCAGAAGATTATTTAAAAGAAGATAGTTTAGAGTTTACAGAGTTAGATATAAATTATCTTGATGTAAATTACCTAGAAGATTTATTAAATGTGTTAGATGGATTGGCTATAGCTGAAGAAGAAGACCAACTACCACAAGCTACAAGTACACAAATATCAGGAACATTATTAGGTAAAGACCCTGATACACAAATAACAACTATAATAACAGGACAAGTTGTTAGTTTAAGAAGAAGTGTAAGCGAATCTGTGCAGTTAGATTTAGATGGAAATAATGCATATACAGTAATTTTTATACAAGATGGTATATCTAATGTTATTAAAGTAAATGGTGGTAGTGATTCTGTTATAACTATAACTCAGAGTGATTAATGAAAAAGTTAATATTCATAATACTTATAATACTTGTATTGCCATTAGTATATCAATCAACACCTACAGAAATACTTAAGTTAAAAGTATTTGATACCTTTATACAAACACCTCAAGAGTCTGGTAACTTTGTCATACTCAATATTACTGAAGAAGATGTAGAGCGTGAAGGTGGTTATCCATTACCTAGACAAAGACTTGCAGAAATACAAATTGACTTACTAAACAAAGGAGCTATTGGTATTGGTTGGGTTATTAGTTTTCCACAAGCAGATAGAATGGGTGGTGATGAAGTATTTGCTGAAGCACTAGAATATGCACCATCTGTAATTGCTATGTTTGAAGATGGTAAAGGTGTTTATCCTTCTACATCTGGAACTGTTGTACTTGGAGAAAATAATGGTGGTATACTTAGTTCGGGAGTAAAACAAAACCATCCTCTTTTAGCAAATAAAACGCTATCTGGTTTAGCTATTGCTCCCACAGAAGTTGACCAACTTGTAAGAAGAATACCTCTTTTAGTTAAAACACCTGATGATAATTGGATTCCTAGTTTTGGCACACAAATATATAAAGCTTTGTTTAATGTTAAAACTTACATTATAAAAACTAATGATAATGGTATATCAGAAATATCAATAAGAGGAATACCACCAGTTAAAACAGATAGTCTTGGTCGTAAGTGGATAAGCTGGGTAAAAACAGAAGAAACTAATTTACAAGAAATGAATGTAAACGGTAAGTTTGTATTCGTAGGTGTAACAGCTAACGGAGTTATGCCACAGATTGCAACTCCAGTTGGTTTATTAGAACCACATAAAATACAAGCAGCACTTGCAGAATCAATTTTAATACAAGATAGTCCTTACATACCTGATTGGGCAATAAGTATTAACTTGTTAATATTTGTATTAGGTGTTTCTTTAGTTTGGTATATATTATTTTATTTTGGAATTACATGGGGAATAACATTAAGTTTAATTACTATGTTTATAACAGCAAGTACAGGATATTATTTTATACAAAAAGGAATATTAATAGATGTTACATGGACTTTAATATCTGAATTTATAACTGGCTCAATAGCTTTTTATCTTAGATTTAGAGAACAATATAAATTAAGACAACAGATTAAAAAACAATTTGAACATTATCTTGACCCTAGACAAGTTAAAAAATTACAAGATAATCCAGATTCATTAGTATTAGGTGGTGAAAGAAGATACTGTACATTTTTATTTACAGATGTAAGAGGTTTTACTGCTATGTCTGAAAAGCTTGAACCAGAAGAAGTAACTAAAATTATGAATAAAGCTTTAACAATACAAGCAGATGCAGTAAAAAAATATCAAGGAATGGTAGATAAATATATAGGCGATGCAATGATGGCAATATTTAATGCACCTATAGATTTACCAGACCATGAAACTGCCGCAGTATTATGTGCTAAAGAAATACAAGAAAAAATTAAACAAGCTAATATTGATGTAGAAATAGGAGTAGGTGTTAATACTGGTTATGCTGTTATTGGTAATATGGGAAGCAAAACAAGGTTTGATTATACAGCTATAGGCGATGCTGTTAATCTTGCTGCTAGATTAGAAAGCTCTACTAAGGAAGTTGGTGAAGATATTGTTATTGGATATAATACAATTAACGCAAAAAACTTTAATTCTGAAATAATATTAAAAGAATTAGAAAGCATATATGTAAAAGGCAAAGAAAAACCTATACAAATATATACAATAAATTAATTTTAGGAGTTTTATGAAAGCAATATTAAAAAATATAGTAGGAGCAGTAGCACCTACAATAGGTTCAGCAATGGGTGGACCTCTTGGTAATATGGCTATGGGTAAAATAGCAGAAGTTTTAGGTGTTTCTAATGACCAAAAATCTGTACAACAAGCAATACAAAATGCCACTCCAGAACAAATGATGGAGCTAAAGAAAGCAGAACAAGAGTTTGAAGTACAAATGAAAGAACTTGATGTAGATGTATTTAAGCTGGAAGTAGCAGATAAACAACATGCTAGAGGTATGTTTAGTAAAGATTGGACTGCTCGTATTATTGGTTTAGTAACCATAGGCGGTTTTCTTGGTTATATATTTTTAGTAACATTACAACCACCAGAACAAAACAGCGAAGCATTAATTAATTTAGTGCTTGGTTATCTTGGAGGATTAGCAAGTGCGATTATTTCGTTCTATTTTGGAGCATCTCACACCAACGATAAAGGAGAGTAATATGAAGATATCACAAGAGGGATTGTCTTTAATTAAAAAGTTTGAAGGTTGTGAGTTAGAAGCTTACAAATGTGCAGCTAATGTTTTAACAATAGGATATGGCTCAACCAAAGGTGTAAAAGAGGGTGATACTATTACCCAAGAAGAAGCTGATAAATTGTTATTGCATGAAATGGAAGAATATGAAGGCTATGTAAATGATTTAGTTAAAGTAAAATTAGAACAAAATCAATTTGATTCTTTAGTAAGTTGGGTATTTAATTTAGGACCAGCTAATTTAAAAGCATCCACTATGTTAAAGTTTTTAAATGCAGGAGATTATCATTTAATACCCAGTCAAATTAAACGCTGGAACAAAGCAGGTGGCAAAGTTTTAGAAGGCTTAATAAGAAGACGAGAAGCAGAAGCTTTGCTATTTGAAGGCAAAGAATGGCATGAGGTTTAATAATGACATTAAGAAAATTTGAATTTCAACCCGGAATAAATAAAGAAGGAAGTGATTACAGTAATGAAGGTGGTTGGTTTGATGCAGATAAAATTAGATTTAGAAAAGGTAGACCAGAAAAAATAGGTGGTTGGTCTAAATATACAAATCAAAGTTTTATAGGAACTTGTAGAAAAATTTATGTTTATAGAAGTGCAGAACAAACAGACTATGCAATATTAGGAACACATCAAAAACTTTATGTTTTAGAAGGTGATGATTTTAATGATATAACACCTATTAGAGCAACAACAACTAATGGTATAGTTTTTGCTGCTACTAATGGAAGTACAACTATAACAGCTACAGATGATGCACATGGAGCTGTTGTAGGAGATTTTGTAACAATATCAGGAGCTGTAAGTTTAGGTGGAAATATTACTGCTAGTGTATTAAATACAGAGCATCAAATTACATCAATAACAACAGATACATTTACATTTGAAGCATCAGCTACAGCTAATGGTAGTGATACAGGTAATGGTGGTTCAGGAGCAGATGCTGTGTATCA